CTCCCCCTCCGCCCGGGCCAGGGTCAGCACCCCCACCCGCTCTTTCAGGTTGCTTCCTGTTGTCTGTCCCATGGGTCAGCCCTCCAAGGTTTCCGTCAGCTTCATCTGGGTCAGCGTCCGCCGAAACATCGGGTTGTCCGCCACGATGGTTCCGGTGATGGTCAGATCCCGCCGATCCCAGGTGTCCAGCACCAGCGCGTTCACCAGCAGCTCGTACTGCCCCCGCCGGGGCGTCCCCTCTGGCGGCTCGGACACGCCAGCCTGGGTCATGTACGCCACCGCCGCGTCATACATGGACGCCAGCAGGACCTCCTCACTCTGATCCAGCGTGTCAATCCGGCAGTAGGCCTTCAGCGTCTTCCGCCTCTCTTCCGTCAGGGCCATCAGCCGGCAGTGGCGGCGATGAGCGCCTTGAAGGCGGAGCCCTTGTCCATCGCCATAGCGGTCATACGGCACAGCCCCCGCAACTCCCAGGTGTCCGTGGCCCAGGCGTCGCCGCCCACGTCGGTGGCCGCGACCTCGATTCCCTGGCGGACAAACAGCGTCCCCACAGCCTTGAAATTGCCCGCGTAGATGGGGACCTTGCCCTTCTCGTCCGGGATCAGGTCGTTGTCGCCGCAGACCACCTGGCGGCCGCTCAGACGGTAAACGCTGGGGTCTGCGGGATTGGGGACCAGCAGGGAGCGGCCGTTCTTGTCCTCCCAGCCGTCCATCTCGGCGTACCCATTCTGATTGGTCAGCAGCACGGCCCCCGTGCTCTGGGCGGTGTTCAGCTTCTGGATCAAGGCTTTACGCAAGGCCTTGGCCTCCTCGCCCGCCGGCAGCTCCACTGTCTTCTCCAGCCCCGCCAGCAGCTCCAGCAGCAGGGTGTTTTTGGTCAGGATGTACTTAGGGGCGAACCATCCGGCCAGGAAACGAAGCAGGCCCGCCGTGTTGTCCCGGAGCAGCTCGCCGGACACCGGCAGCCGGTCCCCATACTTCTCCACGGTGTAGGTCACCTTGCCAAACTTAGGCTGGTCGTCCTTCTCAATGGTTGCCGCCTCCAGAGCCTTGGGCAGCGGCTTCCGCTTGCCCTGCTCGATGGCCCGCCAGCCGGTCAGGGTCCGGACGTTCTCCACGGTGAAGAACTGGCTCAGGTCCAGGTACTCCTTCTCGTACTCGTGGATCATGTTGTCAAAGTCCTGGGGCACCAGGAACCCGCCGTCGGAGCCCTCGGGCGTGCCGCCAGTCTCTGTCAGAGCCTTGGTCAGCGGGGCGTAGGCCTCCACACCCCAGGCGTTTTTCACCTTCACACCGTTGCGCAGCGCCTTGGTGAAGGCCTCGGCGTACTCGTTGGTCTTCCGAATATCGTCGATCACCTTGCCTTTGGCCTCTTCGGCCTTCCGGGCGTCATGGTCCTGATACAGGCCCTTCAGCTTGTCGTCCTGATCGCTGAACCGGCCCTCCTGGGCCAGCTGGGCCTCCCCGGCATCGATCTCCTGGTTCATCTTCTCCACCTCGCCCATCAGGGCCTTGTGGGCCTCAAAGTTCTTCTTGGCCAGAAGGTCTCTGCCCTCCTTCAGCTTCTCGGCCCGCTTGGCCTTCAGCTCCAACAGCTCCTGATACGTCATACGAAATTCCCTCCATATCGTTTTTCTTCCTGCTCCTGCATGGCCTGGGCCAGCAGGAGTACATCATCTTCACCGGTCTCCGCCGGTTTGGGTACCTGTTCCTCTTGACCACCGTACCGCTTGCTTTTGACTACTCCAGCTGATCGCTGGGAGGGAACAGCTACCAAAGAGACCTCATAGGCGTCCTCGGCACCGTCCAGCTCCATCACACACAGCCGGCCATCATACTCCCGGCCCTGGATATGCCGGCAGCAGGTCTTGGCCTGATCGGCCCCACAAATCGAGCATACGGCCCGTTCCATCCGGCAGCCGACGCTGCACTCCCGCAGGATGCCGGTCTCAATAGCGGTGATGGTACCAGCGGTCTGCGCCGTCCTGGGCATATAGCACCGCAGAATCAGCCGCTTGACCATCCCATTTCCTTCTACCTGGGCGGCGTACACCCGGGCGGTCTGACTTCCGGCACACCACACATGATCCATCAGGACGCTCTTCCCCACAAAGAGGACGGCCAACTCATCCAATGCCTTGTCGGTGAATCGTTCATAGTCCCGGTCCACCTGGTTGTCGCAGGCCGCCAGACGGAACGTGTAGACCTCATCCGCCTTCAGCGGCCGGAGGGTCTGCTTGTTGATCAAAGCCAGTTCACCCGCATTCACTGCCTGCTTTGCAACCAGGGCGGATTTGAGAATGTTATCCATTGATGCCCTCGCCTTTCTTCGGTACTTCCTGGGCCGTTTTTCCAAGGGCCCGGATCACGCTGAGCAGCGCCCACTGGTCCAGCGGGCCGTAGTTCCAGCTGGCATAGTAACTGTCGCCCCCGGGGATCGCGCCCATGTCCTCCAGCCCCCGAATCTCATTGGCATTCAAACCGCTCACTTCCCGCAGGGCCTTATACCAAGCAGCCTGTGCAGCGGTATCCCCACGCAGGAACACCTTCAGCTCCCGCTTGATCCGCAGCCCTTTGGCCCGCTCGCCGGGCAGGAGTAGCTTGTAGCTGTCCTCCTGGCCCCACTGGGTCTCATAGCCCAGCAGGGTGTAGTTGACATACTCGATGCCGTTTTGCTCATTGCTCTGGTAACTCTGTTTCCCGGCATAGGCCAGGTGGAGGGGAACACCGAAAAAGCGGCACATATCAGCCACCCGAAGTTCGTTGCTCTCCACAAACTGGGCGTCGGTATTGTTCATGGAAATGGCCTGATATTTCAAGCCCAGATCCAGCACCGCCAACCGGAATGCGTTTCCCGGTCCCCGATGGACCGCCTCCCACGCAGCGCGGATGTCTGCCTTTGGATCCACATGCTGTATCGTCCCGTCCGGCAGCGTTTTGTCATAGTCCCCCAGATCAGCTTCCGTGGTCAGCACGCCGCAGGGCTGGCCACCGCTGAGCCAGGTGGAGTTCTCGTACTGCTGGGCGGCGCGGGCCGTGGAGAGGGTCATGGAGGCCCGCTTCAGCACGCTGATCCCCTCAATGCCGTCCTCGCTGTAGGCCTTGTAGTGAAGCACATCCTCCGGCCGCAGTATGGTCTGCTCTCCGGTGATAGGGTGGGAGAAGAGATACCAGAGTCGTCCGTCCAGATCTACCCGGACAGTCACACAATCCGGCGGCAAGGGAATCAGTTCCCGGGGAAACCCGCTGCCCGGGTCCCGAAAGATCCAGGCGTAGGCGTTGCCCCGGAGCAACTGGTTGCACATCATCAGTTTCTGGTAGTCGAAACTGGTCATTGCCTCATTGGCCCGGCCCCACAGCACTTTTCCCAGCCTGTGGTCAGGCAGCCGCTCTTTGGTCCTCTCGTCCATGATGTAGATGGGCAGCACCGCCATGGAGTTGGACAGCACCTCCACACAGCGGTTGACAGTGGAGATCTTCATGGCTCTGTCCCGGCTCATGGCAACGGATTCCTCCCCGCTCAGCCATCCGGTGGGATCATCCAGCGTCAGCATCTGTATCCCGCCGCCCAGGGCCGTTCGGACAGGGCCGGCCCGGCTCCGTCCAGCCTTGGCCAACCCGGTACGCAGACTCATTTCTCATCATCCCCCCACATAGACAGCACCGACCCGGCGATGGCCAGCGCGCCGCCGGCGATCAGGCCGGCGGGGAGATAGATCATCCCGCAGCCCACCGACACCGCAGCGGCGCCGACCAGCAGGACCAGCTCGCCCAAATGGCCTATCAGACCCTTGACCATTCTCCTCATGCGCTTCTCCTTCCCGGTGTCCAACTTGGACACCGCTCTGTTTCCTACAAGTGAAAGCCTCCGGCCTTCACCGCCTGAGCCAGATCCGGCTTGGCGATCCGCTTCACCAGCACCCGGGCCAGGGCATTCATACCTGCGGCCACCGGGTCAATGCGCTCCGTATCGTCCTTGTGCCGCTTGGACAGCCTGATATCCCCGTAGTTGTTCTGGATCTCGATGGCGTTGGCCAGGCACCACAGCACCAGAGGGCTCTCCTCTATGACCACCCGCCCCTGGAGCAGCAATTCCCGGAAAGTCTTCACGGCCAAATTCTGTCCGGTGCAGGTCTGGGCCACCTCCACGCAGAAGTCCTCCCGGTTCCGGTCCTCGTTCATTCTGATTTCCAAGTCAGTGGCATTGTGGCCGTCGTAGTCCACTTCTTCCACCTCCCAACGGTGCTCCCGCTCCCCAGCGCAGATCCAGTTGTACACATAGCTGTTGTCGGTCACGTCCCCCGGCGTCAGGGTGCAGTAGCCGCCCTTGGCCCAAGAGACATAGGGCACCCGGTCGGTGTGCTCGTGGCGCTGAGCACCATTCTCCGGCATGAAGCCGTGCATCTTCAGGGCGACCCGTCCGTCCGGCAGGGCGAACACCGCCGCCGCGCCGGACAGATCAATTCGCTTGCCCAGGTCAAAACCGCAGTGGCACTTCAGACCGTCGGTAAGGGCGGCGAACTCCTCCCGGGGTACCATGGCTTTCCTAGCCAGCGCCATGCATTTCTCGTCCAGGTAGTGATTGACACTGCCGGCCTGCCACAGACATAGCCGCCGGGTGAGAAACTTCCGGATCTTGCCGTGGTTGTTGGAGGTGTAGGCCGCATTGTGCTCGTCGCGGATCTCCTTGAGCAGGATGGCGCTGTAGGCGCTGGGATACCGCAGACAGGGGTTGGCCTTGCGCCACTTTTCCTCATCGTGAGGGTTGTCCCCCTCGTCCAACTCCCGGACCATGACAAAATAGCTGTCATCGGTAACAGTGGAGTCCTCCAGGACTCGCTTGGCGTACAGCTCCTCGGTGTAGCAGGGCTTGCGCTGGGCATCGTCGCCGGCTGTGGTGATGACGTCCAGTAAGGACTGGACCCGCTTGCCGAAGGAGTTCTTGCCCAGCTCGTAGATCTCTGAGTTGGGATG